GCAGCCAAGGCCTTCCAATTATCAGCTGACACCTTGGTCAAGTCTGCAATTTTCAGCGCCATACGCAGGCTGATTTCACGCAGGCGATTCTGGTTGGCTTCCATAAAGTTGATGACTTCATCGCCTTGTTCCTGTGTAAAATCGTAGTCTGCAAACAACTCGCCCTTACGGTAAATCTGCTTGATGCGCAAGAAGCGATCACGCAAGGTGTTTAGAGTCAAGTCAATAAAGTGGCAACGACTCTGCAGGGCTTCCAAATGGTCTTGCAACTTCTTGCTCTTAAGATTTTGGAATTGTAAGTTGGTAATAAAGATGCATGAACCCTTGAAGTCAAACATGTCAGGAACGCCTTCACGACGCAACATGGCTGAGTCCGAATTCCAGTAGATTCTGCGTTTCTTGCCCGAGTCTAACGCCGCCTTGAGAATGTTCAAGCTCAAGTCATCTTGGAACACCGAGTCACAATCGTCAAACACGATCACGTTGTTACGGTCTGAGTGCTTGTACAAGGTGCAGTAGAGACCAATCGGAGTCATGGCACCTTTGATTACTTCGTACTTGACTCTACGACCCGATAGCTTGTCAAACAAGCCCGAATGCTCTAACTGTTTTTCTACCCCAAAGCTCTTACCTACACCAGGAGGGCCAACCACAATCATGGCACGGACATCACCGGCAATTGTGGCTTTGGTCATTTGATCAAGAATGTCAAAGCGTTCGCCAATACGAGCCATGACTTCTTCATCAGTTTCGACTGTTGCAGGTTGTTTTGCTACAACCACAGCAGGCGATTTTGTTGGCAAACCGCCAACAAATTCTAAATCTTCAATGCCATTCACGTTGATGCGAACAACATCTGGGTACTCTGGGCCAAAATAGCCCTCTGCATTCACGGTCACATAGCCTCCTTTGGCACCCGTTTGAAATCCTTTAACCAATGTAAATGCAACATTTTGAACTGGAATATTGCGATAAACACCACTTTTAATCATTACTGTACTCAAGGTTAGCTCCTCAATTAATTGTTAATAATACTATTATAATTAAATTGTTATTTTTGGTCAATCGAATAATTTTTAGTTAATTCTTTGATTTTATCATCCCGTTTGATCTGTTCAAGACTAATCACATACAACATATATAATGCACCCACAAGTAAAACACTCATTCCACCCGTTGCCAGCACATTTAAAGGTATGTAAGTAAGTGCTAACTTAATTATAGTTAGGCCTATTGCTATACTTGTTACAATACCTGCTACTGCTACTACCGCTCTTAATTTTTGGTTTTTAATTTCCATTTATACTTCCTTTCCGAAGGTTCATTAATAATTACTACTATAACTACAATTATACAATAAATGAAATTATTGGTCAACCATAAAAAAACCCTACAATTTGTAGGGTTTTTGGTGTATTATTTTGTATTATTTTATGGTGTAACAACGCCAGCGTTAATATTAAGATTAAATCCAAGTACATCGCCGGGTGATAATCTCCACCAGATATCCCCTAAAGCTCCGATAGGAGGAGTTTGTGCTATCCCATCAACTGTGACTTCACTGCGACTATCGCCGGTGTGATAAATTTCTGCATAACCGGTAGCTGTCCCTGTGGTGTAATCTGGATATTTTGTTAAATCTTGAGGCAACGAATTATAATTGGAAAGTACTGGACCAAGAACAATCATTCCGTCAGTAGTTTGAACGGTCATAGGAATATTACCTTCTGTTTCCACTGGTATATCAAACGTAAAAAGAACATTAAGTGGAGGCGTGTACAAATCTGGATCATTACCAGGATAGACATCTCCATTAAGTGTCACAGTTGATGAAAAAACAGTGTTTCCATCATATGTGGCGGTTACTGTAGTTGGGTTTGTACTGTAGGCCCACCCTATAAATTGAACTGTTCTTGTTGCCATATTTGAAATCTCCTATGATATATTTATCATGTGTTTATTGTTTACCCATAACATTGAGGCTTTTATCAAGCCAAGGCAAAACCAAGTCTTGTTGGCGCAATTGATTATGTGTATAAACACTATGAGCGGCGCTGTCAGGTAATAACCCCATTTCGGCTAGTTGATGCCAGTCGGCGGTTTTTGGATCAAGAGGTGCATGCTGGCTTTTATAAACTGCTGCGTGAATCCAAGGATCGTTGGGTTTTTTCATAAAAAATCCATCCTTACAATCCCACCCAGAAACTGCCAACTGATGTATTAAACTTACAAGCGTGTGATGGTAATAGCATCCGCTAGATTGAGTAAAGGCCAGCTGTTTTTGAGATATATTGGTAGTTTGGGGCACAATTAAAATCAACATGCTATTTTCACTGGCCATGTGCCACCACTGAGACAATGTTTTTATAGGATTTATACAGTACTGAAACGCATCATGACACCACAAAATATCAAAAGTACCATTGTTGGTTGGTATAATTTCTTCAAAATCTTGATTCTGAAATACTAAATTGGCGTGCCTAGTAGTTGAGGAAATATTATTTTTAATATCAACCCCGGTACATTTTATGTCCAATGATATCGGATTATCATCTCGGGTGGTTCTAGTTGCCCACCACATTAAATCATCTCCGGTTCCGCATCCTAAATCAACTACAGTGCTAATGCTTTCCATAAAATCATCATATGCGTACAATGCGTCTAATGTTTGAAGACTATGCCTGTGACTTTCTTGACTTGTGGTAAATCTCATATCTGTATGTCTTCCATGCCTGCGGTTCTTAAACGCACAATATGGCCAGACATCCAAGATTTAGAATCCAGTCCTTTCATTATTCCTAGCCATTTGTTACGAAGCAGTGCTACCTCGTTGATAATTGTTTCAAAATCAATAACTTCATCCTCGCCATCGACGTATTTTTCGGCATCTCTACTGGTCAAAGCTCGAGCATAACCTTCTAAATATTTTTGGAAATGGCGACGACGAATTTTTCTAAGTTGGATATTGAGATAATTTAGAACTGCTTCAATTTCTTGTAACTGGTTAAATCTATGTTCTGTAATTCCCGGTAGTGCAGAAATATTTTTTTCTACAATACCACCAATTTTTACATCACGTCTGGCATCCACCAACTCATTTTCATAGTGAGCAATAAAATCTGGGATAGCACCAAGATCAGCTACAATTTTGCTGTACCACATTAGTAGTCGTCTTCCTCGTCCCAAGAATCTTCATCGTCATCTTCATCTTCTTCATCTTCGTGATCTTTGAGATAATGTGCCAGTGCTTTTTTAACTTCGCTATCGTTTTTAAAAGATGATTTAATTTCATCTGCATCAATATCATTGTCAATCAACGTTGAAACTAGTGTTTCGGCAGCATCTGCTCGATCTACAATATTAACATATCGTTTCAGTTCATCCCAAATTTCTTTGCTTAATTCTACGCTCATGTGTTATACAACTCCTTGTTAATGTGTGGAAAGAATTCTTTCCAATTCAATGACCGACGCAAACTTATTTCATCAAGATATTGTTTTAGAAGTTTCATTTCGCTCGGTTTTCCTTCAGGGTACTTATCAAATACCGGCAAAAGATTTGAAAATTTTTCTTTTGACCAACGTTTGTACCACGTATCCTCAGGTATCAACCCTAACGCTGTTTCAAAAAATTGTCTATTTACACTTGCCGGCAATACCTCGGGTGCTAAAAAGCTAGGACGAAACACCCTAGTTCCTTGCAACCCAACTTCCTTTACTTCATTCCATTTATTCCAAAGTTTAATTAATTCAGGCAACGCCGGAATTGTCAAACATGTTAATGCAACATTGATATCTAATTTTATCTCTGGCGTATTTAACAACTGATTAAAGTTTTGTAACCATAATTTACGATCTATTCCGTGTCGTTGAAAATCAACTTCAGAGCCCCAACCATCAATACTGGCCATAATTACTACGCTACCAATATTATTATTATTAACTAAATTTACTAATTTGTCAATGTATTGTTTAAATTTAGTTTCATCAATCATAAGATTGCTTACCAAATTAAGTTCCAGTGTTGTTTTACTATTTGATAGCAAATCTAATAATTTATCTGTTTCTTTTAACAAAAACGGTTCGCCACCAAGTATGTTTAATCTCTCAAGAGTGTGTTTATGCTCTTCAAACCATTGAAAAAATCTATCTAATGTTTCAAGATATTCTGTGCGATCGTATTCAAATGTGTTTTCTAATGCAGGATTGTATTCAATTTTACCAAATTTATTAATTTCTTGAACCCATGTAGAACTCAATACTGGCGAACAATATAAACAACTCAAATTACAAGTGTTGTTAAAAAACACTTCTAGTAATTTAGGATTGGTTGTAGTGTTCAAATCATCAGGAATTAATGTTGGAATTTGATTATGACTTTGTCTATCGCTTTTTCCACCAATTTGTTCCGTTCGACTACAGTACTCACATCCACTAGGCCAGTTGCCTTTTAACATTTGTTCTCTATCTGCAATTTTAATTGGGATATTATGAAAATCAAAAGTTTTGGTATTGAATGTTGCAACAGGATTATGAAAACAACTTTTGGTTTTACCGTTGTTTAAAAATATAGTGGACCAAGCCCACTTGAGTTTGCACGCCGTAGAGCTTGGCGGTTCCCACAAATTGGTCATTACTCTGCTGATTCTTCTTCAACAACAGATGTGTTTTCTCGTTGGTTTTTAAAATCTTCCATTACCTTGTCCAAACACCCATCTTCGTTGTTTTCCCATGCTTTGCGGAACTGTTTGATAATTTCACCGTCACTAGTCACAAACATGAGTCGATTGCCATCTTTCTTGAGTAGGCCTTTTTTCTCAGCCAGGTCAGTTAGTCCGCTATACGGATTCATGCCTGTTTCATACGGAATCTTAACTTGCATGCCTTCAAAAGGTTTGGCATAACGAGTTTTCATTACTTTACAACCAGCACGAATGCCCATAACATCAGAAATCTTGTTGCCATCTTCGTCTTCTTTCAGCTTCATTTTTTTCATGGCTACCACAATACTGGACGCATAGATAAAACCTTGGCCGCCTGAAATCTTATCATCTGGATCAAACATGTCTTGACTAGCGTATGTGTGGTTGGTACAAACCATGCCCACGTTATAACTGCCGAACATATTCACGCAGTTACGAACCAATGCTGTAAGTGCTTTAGGCTTACGACCCATGTCACCTTTTAGGTCGCCTGCTTCAAATTGATTCATATCTGTTGGAGTTAGCAACATACCTAATGAATCAATAACAAACAAAACTTTCATGCGCTCACCATCGGGTAACGCTTTATAGTCTGTCATGAAAGTCGAAATTGTCTTGGCAACATCATCAATCATGGCCATATTAAGTTTAAGCAACTTATCCTCGCTAGTATCAACGCCCAATGCATGTAGCCATTGTTCGTCAAGCGCATTTTCTGTATCGACCAAAATAACAAAAATGCCTTGTTCTTGTGCGTTCTTGACAATGTTGCCTGAACAAATATATGATTTGCCAGCACCCGATTCTCCGGCAAATACAGTAACCTTGCCCAACGGAATGCCCTTGTTAAAGTCACCCGAAATAAGATAGTTCAAGGCAAAATTGCCTGTACTAATCCAGTCTGTTGGATCATTAAATCCAATACTAAGACCATCAATGCTCTTAGTGATATCCTTGCGGAATTTACTTATGTCAAATGGCTTGGCCATATTTCACCTTTGTAGTTATATAAAAGATAATGATAACACAAGGAAAATTCCCTTGTGCTACCATTTAGACTAAATGCTTACGCCTTTTGACGAGCGCGAATCATTGCCAAAATATCTT